TTAAACAATTCTTTCAATACGTCTCTATTGAATATTGCATTCTTGCTCTCTATATATTCTCCTATTAAATCATCCCAAGGATTATGTAATTCTCTGTCAGAATGATAGTTGTTTAATATTTCCAAACTTTCATTATGTGTTATGTATAATTTGACTTCCTTGTATTTTAAATATGCTTCTGCCCAAAGCTGATCCCTTATCTTCTCTGCAAGTTCTATATCTATATCTACACAATCAACAGGCCAAAAGCGTCGGTTTCCTGTATCATCTCTTAAATACTGATTATCCCCGGATGGATTGTGTGTGCCTATAAATATGTTGTGCCTTGGGAATTCTTCACTATGTCTTGCATAAGGCATTCTTACTCTATCTGTATCATTTGATATGAAATTTTTAATATCTTCAATGGCAGCCTTTTTAAACCCAGACAACTCGGAAATCTCAATAATCCATGCTTTTCTCATCAATTCAATTAAATCTTTTTTACTCTCACTGGTAGATATATGACCATTTATATACCATTGTCCACCTAATATTTTCAAAAGAGTCGTTTTCCCAATACCCTGTCCACCCTCTAATATCCCCATATAGTCAAATTTACATCCAGGCTCATATATTCTTCTAACTGCCGCACATAACATAATTTCACTAACATCTTCAATATATTTATTTGGCTCGATCCCACATACATCTATCATCCAACTTCGCAATCTCGATGTCCCATCCCATTCTATGCCTTCTATGTATCTCTTTATAGGATGGTATTTATTCTCTATGGCATATACTAGCAAGGCTTCATTTATTACATTTATAGGGTATTCAACTTTAGAAACAACGGATATATAATATTTAAGCTGTATTAAATCAGAATCGGTTAAATCTCCCTGCCCTCCCCAAGGGCAATCTCCGATTATCTCAATCTTCTTTGAGAATAAATTGTAATGAAAAAGTCCACATAAATTTTTATTTTTTATGAATAACTTTTTAAGTGTTAATAGCTTTAATTTTGGTGGGTATTTACCTTGCATAATAGATAATATATATATTCCTTATTGAGGTTTGTTGTTTATACCGCTTATACCGTTAGTTTTTGAACATTATTAGTTAGCTTAGTATAAAATGTTTTTATTTTGGTGGTATATGTGGTATATGTGGTATAGATTATGTTCACAATTTTAATCCTTTATATGGTAAATCTGCAAGTTTTTTAAGTTCCATATATTCTTTTATGTGTTTCTTTGCATGTTCTAATCTTTTCATTCTTCCCTTTATTCTCTTTATCTCAAATAATCTTTTATAGCTTTCATATTTATCAAATTTCTCAGTCGAACTATAGAAATTCTTTAATTTTGTTATTCCTCCTTTTACTCTAGCAATTCTTTTATCTTTAGCTTTGTTCTCATTTATAAATCTTTTCAAAAAATTATACATTTCATTTTTGTCTAATGATCCAGAATATCTAATTACAACTATACCAATTGACATTATGAATTGCTCTCTATAGGCATCTTTTAAATTATTTATTGTCTTATTATGGTGTGATTCATCAAATTCTATAACCATACATTTAATTGGTATATAGAAATCGACTATATATGGAGCAATAATCTTTTGATATTCATACTCAAAATCTAATTCATTACAGTATTTATCAAACACTCTTCTAAATGTTTCTTCTTTAAAAATATCACCTTTCTTAGAGAACCTTTCTATATTTCTTTCTCTAAAATTTAATAATTTATCGTAAGCGCTCATAATTATAAAAAGAAAAACCGCCAGCAGGAATAACCCTGAAACCCCGGACAAGGGACTGGCGGCATATGTAAATAGAAAAACCCCTGCGATTAAACAGAGGTATATTTTTGCACTGATTCATTTGTTATTATTCCTTTTTTGATTGTCCGGGTAATCATTATTTGAATACTCTATCACACTTCCCAGGGATTGTCAAGCCTTGTATAATTAATATTATGTTATATGATCTAGCTCAAGCTCTTTAAACACCATGCTCCCTTTGTATCCACGTTTCATATACCAGACTCCACAAGGGAAGCCAAAAGGAAAGCCACATTTAGAAGCTCCAACAAAATGACATGAAACAAAACCTCCGTAATTGTGTATCTGTCTTAAAGTGCCTAGACTTTTCATTAACTTTGCAACAGGGGTAAGCAAGGAGGATTTGTAACTATCCAATCGACTTTTTCATTGAAATCATAGTAATTCCTGCCATCTACAATCTCGCACCACAGTGTTCCTTCCGGTAAATATTTAAGAAATACTCCCTCACCTTTGCACGGTTCTAGGACTTTTCCTGATATTGGAAACATTGAGCATATCTTCTCTGCGATTTTATCTGGCGTGAATACAACATCATTCTTGTTTATATGTGCGTATCTTCCATCAATATACGGATTATGTTTCTGTCCTTTTATACTTCCCATCACTCCCCCCTTTCATAATACAGTTATTAAGACTCATGCCAACGGCACATCGACTGATACCGCATCCAACTTTCACGCCATGCAGGATCACGGCTATACATTCTGAACCAGGTTTGTAGGAAGCTCATTTCTCCCCCCTTATATGAAACTTGTTATTAAACTCCCGATCCATCATCTTCTTAGGTAGCTGTTTTCTCACTTTGCCTGATTTTATACCGAGTTTCTCACCTAATGTCGGGCTTATGTCTTTCTGGCCTGGTTGTATCCTCTGTGAATCTATGCTCCTGTACTTGGCATACAACTGCTTGAAGTATTCTGCTGGGTTCATTTAGATCCTTTCAAGATATAGATTATATAACATAATAACATTGCAATGAGGCCGTCAAATGTTGTTACATCTTTTGAGATTAATAAAATGAATGCGACAATAGGAAACAAAAAAACAGTAGCTGTCTTTTTCATCATTCTCCCCCCATCAGTTCTGGATTAGAGTGGATGTTGCCGATTTTCTTAAATGATAAATCTGCATAATGAAGAGGTATCTTTCCTTTTGTCTTAACATCTTCAATCATAAAACAACCGTCAATATATACAATAATACCAATCCCCTGTGTGATTTTTGGTGCGTCTTCTGGGTCTTGACTAAGATATACAGCATATTCATATTGACATATATCCGATTCAAAGGATTCTACAACCCCCTCTTTATCCAGGAGGCCTATGGATTGCATAACCTCATATCCATCAGTAAAATCATCAGAATTAACTTCTGCTAAAGTTTTTGGCTCTGACATCTTATAACTACCATCATTACATTTATACCATTCTCTGAACCTATAATCTCTCATTTTAACCCTCCTTTTTTATGGTTAATATCTTGCTGGTTGTTATGGTTTTGGCAAACGTATTTCCTAGCCTTATCCAATCATCAATGTCTAGTTCAGCAACCCAGTCGTTGAAGCAATCAGGCAACATGTCGTCTAATATTTCTGGATTATTCTCGCAATGATATTCCATTAACCATGATTCAAAGTTTGGATCTTTCATCTCTCCTCCTCCCGGCATTATGCGTTAGTTAGGGATTGGCGGACTTTATCTACATAATTTACATGGTTATTTCCTTTTGTTTCTTTATCAAACACAGCCAAATAATGCTCCCTTGTGGTACATATTATTTTACTTATAATGTTATTACAAGTTCCTGTTGAGCAGGCTGAGAATATGTCTTCTAGCTTTAACTCCAAACTCTTCTCCTCTTCTACCCATTCCAACCAGCCGTCTTTAACAGATTTATCTACCTCGTAACTAATTGTTGTCTTAAATACAAGACATCCACTATTATCTACTTCAAACACCTCCCCAACCTTACAGAAAGGCATTTCTTTAATACATCGCACCTTCTTCATAAAAACCTCCTTATTAACCACAGTATCGTTAAACCACCCAAAACACCAACCTACCCCCCTTAAAACGTCAAATAGACCCATTCAGGGGTTGGGGGTGATGCTAATTCTGCCCAAACCAGTTACTTTGGTCATAATTCCATCTTGCTTTATGCTCCAAAGGAGAAGCTGGAGGAAGACCAGGAAGAGGATCAACAGAATCACAACCCTCTCCGCAGATATGACAAACCTCTTCATTTACAAGATCATGTACATAATCAGCCAACAAAGCAGGGCTAGGGAATTCTACATATAAATCAATCTCTTGTACGCTTAGATTCCATGAAATAGAACTCTTGTTCTGACTATCGCTGAATAGCTGGATCTCAATGGAAATGTAGCCTGATTGGTACTTTTCTCGTAGTTGTTTCTTTAGGTTTAAGATGAATGCTGTCATACCACACCTCCCACAGTTAATTTATTAATCTGTTTCTCAATCCCCGCTAACATCTCCATATGCCATCTGTGAATGTGTTCCGGTGCGTGCATGCGCATTACAACCTCGATTGAATCTCTGAACTTTAACAAACTAAGAACTCTTTCTGATGTTGTTGTCATTAGTCACCTCCAAGATAAAACAAAACATTCTTCTTCCAATTCTTATTCAGATTATCCGGATCATTCTCAGCACCAATAGGAGCGTACCGACGAGCAAGACAATCAATGTCACTCTCGCCAGCACGGCAGCGAGTTGACCGATACTTTACGAGAGTCCGATAAACGGTATTCTTACAATACTTCCGGCACTGTGCTTCGCTATTACATGGGATCGACAAGATGCCGTAGTTTGGATTACCTTCTGCTTTTCTGATTGCATCAGCCCAACGGTCTAAGTCGATGGATGCAGAAGCAGTAGAAGCAAAAAACAAGAATATGATGATGAGGTGTTTCATTATTTTACCCTCCAAGGCATTTTAACTTTGTCTTTATTGTACTGATCAATTAATTCAATCAAAACTTTATTCTGTGACGTATAATCATCTTTAAGATTTTCTGACATACATTTCCGTTTGAAAATGCTATGACTCTCGTCGGAAACTCGTACTGATATTTGTTTAACCACTTAATCACCTCCTCTCTTAGTTAAGGGTAGCATAGCATTATGATTGCATAGTGTCAAGGGCTGTTTGAAAATAAATGCCGTAAACCTTGACAGGTATATATATGTGTGTAAACCTAAGACTAGGGCAGCATCCAATTTACCCCACAATAGATAGAAAGAGATTGAGCATGTCTGCCCTTTTTTAAGCATGACAGATTCCATAAATCAATGTTATAAAAAGATTTATAGTTTATCTCGGCTATTATGGCTAGAACATTAAACAGTAATGGACAACCTTATATTATCGAAAGAGTCTTAGGAAAATGCTGGGATTATCTTGATAGTAATTTCCACAAGTTCGATAAAGATACTCAAGTAAAAATATGCCTTGAACTGTGTAAAAAGAACATGCCGACTAATGTTAACATGGAGTCTAAGTCTGAGGTAACACATAAAGTCGAAACCGTTGACATTGAAGAGAGGGTTGCCCAATTAAGAGATTCTCTGACGAGTTCTATCAACTAAATAGAGAACAGTGTACAAAGATTTATTTAGAAGCGTCGGAGAAGAAAGATTCTGCTTCACTAAAGAGATTGTGTCAGCATGATCTTTTTTTCTTATTAACAGTCGCTTGTCGTCGAGTTGACGCTAACCGTGACTGGATCTTTGACAGATGTAGGGAAGTACAGAAAGAACCTAACGGCTTCATTGATCTTTGGAGTCGTGAACATTACAAGTCAACGATTATAACATACGCACTTCTTATTCAAGACATCCTCAACAATCCTGAAGTTACTATCGGGATCTTTTCACATACGAGACCTATCGCAAAAGCATTCTTAGCACAGATTAAACGTGAGTTAGAATCCAACACATTTCTGCAGAACCTGTTCCCGGACATTCTCCACGCGAACCCAAGTAAAGATAGTCCTCGATGGTCACTTGATTCCGGTATTGTAGTTAAGAGAAAAAGCAACCCGAAAGAAGGAACGATTGAATCGCATGGTCTCGTCGATGGACAACCAACTTCTAAACATTTCCAGATACTTAACTATGACGATGTTGTAACAAGAGAGTCAGTAACAACGCCGGAGATGATTGCGAAGGTAACAGAGGCGTGGGAGTTGTCGCTTAACTTGTCGTCGGAGAACGGTGTCAAGCGTATCATTGGTACAAGGTATCATCAAAATGATACTTATGCGACGATGATTGCTAGGGGATCAGCAAAGGTAAGGATATATCCGGCAACTGATGACGCAACGCTTAAGGGTAAACCTGTTCTATGGACAGATGAATATTTTGAAGAGCGTGTGCGTGATCTTGGATCGTACGTTGCAAGCTGCCAATTATTACAAAACCCCCTAGCAGACAAAGCGATGGGGTTCAAAGAAGAGTGGTTAGAGTTTTATGATGTGTTGCGTAATTCAAACAAGTGGAACTTTTATATTATAGTAGACCCTGCTAGTGAGAAGAAGAAAGACAGCGATTACACAGCTATGGCGGTTATTGGCCTTGCCCCGGACAATAATTATTATCTTGTCGACGGGTTGCGTGATAGGCTTAATCTTACAGAGAGGACTGACAAACTTTTTGAGTTACATCGAGAGTGGCGGCCGATAGGTGTGGGATACGAGAAGTATGGTATGCAGTCTGACATTGAACACATTAAGTATATCCAGCAGCAGAATGGGTATAGGTTTAAGATCATAGAGTTAGGCGGGTCAATGCCGAAGAATGATAGGATCAGACGGCTTGTCCCGTTGTTTGAGAATAGCAGGATATACTTCCCTCGTCGGCATACGTTTATAAGTCATGACGGGAAGGTCGTTGATCTTATTAGAGATGTCATTGACTTTGAGTATATACCGTTCCCTGTTGCGTTACACGATGATTTCTTAGATTGTTTCAGTCGGATATGCGACCCGTTAATGAAAGCAAGGTTTCCGAAGATAACAGAGAGAGTTGGACTGAAGAACACTGTCTTTGATAAAGGTCAAGAATATGATCCTCTTGAAATAAGAGGGCAGAATAAAGATAAGAGAATGTATCAAGTTAAAGAAGCTATATCGTTACGGGAATCATTAACAAGGAGATAAAATGTGTTTTAGTTCTCTATTTAAGTCACCCAAAGTAGAAACTCCACAAATGCCGTCAGCACCAGTACAGGCAGCTGTACCAGCTCCAGCACCTACTAAAGTAGACGCACAATCACAACAGCGTGACTTCACTGAGAAGAGAAGGAAGAGGTTACGTAGTGGTTTGTTATCTACAATTAAGAAGGGTGGAGTCTTTGGTAGTGGCGCTGAACTTGCTTCTGTTGGAAGCGAGAAACAAACATTAGGATAATATATGTCAAATACACAGATAAGTAAATCGAACAGTAGATTTGACCAGATGAAGTCTGAGTTTATGGATGGGTGGCAAACGTCTTGCCAGGACTTGAGGGATTATATTGAACCTACTCGTGGGAACTTTGATGAAGAGGGTGAGTCACGAGGTGGGATGATTAACCATCAGAAGGTGTTAGATGGTTATCCGACGATAGCTAATGAGATACTTGCTTCCGGTTTGTTAAGTGGCATGACATCCCCAATGCGTCCTTGGTTTAAGTTAGCTATTGACGATGATTTGTTTAACGATGATCCTGTTGTACGCCAGTGGCTTGATGATACGGAGAAGAGGATTAGGACAGCGTTGAACCAGTCTAATGTATATCAGACATTGTATGGCGTGTATAAAGAAGTGGGAGCGTTTGGGACGGGTTGTTTTATTGTGTTAGAGGACTTTGAGGATATTGTTAGGTGTTACGGGTTTACGTCAGGTGAGTATTATTTAGGTGTTGATAACAAGGGTAGAGTTAATTCCTTTGCTCGTGACTATTATATGAATGTTGAACAGATGGTAGATGAGTTTGGGTTAGAGAACTGTTCAGCACAGATACAAGGGCATTATAGGAACAATAAGCTTAGTTCTTACCATAAGATCAGGAATATCATTGAGAGGGATTCTGATGATATGTCAGAGACA